AATTTATTGAAAATTTCAATCATCCCGTATTGTTATATTGTGATTGTGTTCTTTTACTCTTTAGGGGATGAATGTATCAGACTTATGTGGTGGTAAACAAGTTAAACGGCAAGATATATGTTGGCTCTACTGAAAGAGAGCTTAAAATACGATGGCAGAAACATCTTGTTAAAGTCAATGAGGGATCATTATGCACCCTTCATAAAGCCATCAGAAAATATGGAAAAGATAACTTCGATATTCGAATGATCGAGGAATATCCTACCAAAAAAGCTATGTTAGTGGGCGAAATAGATTGGATTTCTTATTTCGATACCTATAAATCTCCTTATGGCTATAATGACACGCCAGGAGGTGAAGGCGGTAATACTAATGGTGGCAAGAAGTTTTCCGAGGAATGGAAGGCTAAGATTTCCGCCAGTAATAAGGGTAGAGAATTTTCAGAGGAACATAAAAAAAATCTTTCAGAAAGTCAGTTGGGACATGTGGCACCCAATAGAAAATTAACTTTTGATCAAGCGGAAGAGATAAGGAAAGAATATGCCACTGGCTTGATCACCCAGAAGCAATTAGGTAAAAAATACAGTTTAACGCAAGACTGTATTTTCAAGATTGTAACTGGTAAAACCTATAATGAGCGAGGTTAATATGGAGAGACGCAAGAATAGGTCAGATAAATACCAGTGGGTACTTCTTGAAACAGTTTGTTCAAATGATATGATGGAAGCCTTTTGCAATGAGGATAGCATTGCTGCAAGACTTAATCCATTTGAGTACAATGAAGATTTGATCGAGCTGGAAGAGCAGCTCAAGAAAGAGTTCTGGAGAGTGGTAGATACCCTACTAACCGACAGACAAAGACAAGTAATTAGACTTTATGCTGATGGCTACACTCAAATGGAGATAGCTAAGATGCTAAATGTCAACCAAAGTTCCATCACCAAGTCGTTAAATGGCAACGTAGATTACAAGAACGGTAAGAAGATTTATGGTGGAGCTAGGAAGAAAATTCGCAAGATCGTTGAAAACGATGATAAGATCAAGGATATTTTGGCCAAAATGCGCGATCTTAGAGATGAACGCTGGTAATAATTTGTAATTTACCTGATGGGCAACCCTCATCAATAAAAGACAGAATATTATCAATATTTCTCTATCTAAGATAGGGTATATCCTGTTCAATGGGAGACACGATGTCTAAATTTTCGATAGATTACTCAGGCTTGGCTAACCAGATTACTAAAAAAGCATACCGTCTTTCTGACGTTAAAGATCAGTTGGAGACAGTTGCTTTCGATGTAGTTAGGTTTAAAGACGGAGATAAAGGTGCCGAGCTATGGCAAGTTCAAAGTGCGGATGATGGAGATTACATCGTTGCTCTTTATGATGAAGATGAGTCCGAGAAGACTGCCTCCCAAAATCCTTGGAGTGTATTAGTTACCAAGAGCGGTACAGATTTGCAAATTTCTTACAAGGGCGATCCTATTGTAAGATTTGCAGCATCTAAGCTTGGCATTCCTTCAACCGAATTGCACAAGGCTGAACAGTACCTACCTGAGAAATTGGCTACCAATAGCAAACTAGTGAAAACTCTCTTGAGTGAGTTGAACGAAGCTGCTAGACAAGAGGTAGCTAGAAGATATCCAGAACTGGTTTAACGGAATAGGTGTTTAATGAGCCTCGATAAATTATACCAATTGGTAGGTTCTCTAGCAAAAGCAGTAGATGACAATGAAAAGTTAGCTACTCCACTTTTAGCAGCTAAGCTAACTAAATGTGTAGCAGCCTATCCTCAAGATCAAACCATCGGTGCGATGTCCAGAGTTATCGGCAAGATGGCTCAAAATGAGACCCTTTTTATTCGTAAGGGTGATTTGAAAGCCCTATACCACAAACTTTATTCTCGTGGTACTAAGTTTAACGAACTCTTTGCCTCTGAACTTGGCGAAGAGCCAGCCGAGCCAGAGATAACCACTTATCAACGTGATGAGGCTGTTAAGGCTAACGCTTATCACATTGGTGATCAAGTATTGGCTAACGCCCTCAATAGTGCTTTTGATAATCAACTTCCACTAAAGATGTATTCGCAACCATTGGCTGAAAAGGCCGTTAAGTCGGTTAGCGCTACCCTAGATGCTTGGAACCTCAAGCCATCTCACTTAACTGTCAGTGCTGGTAACGATAAGTTTATCGTTATTAAGGCTGATTATGAGACTCCAAAGGGTATCACTAGTTTTTACGTTCCAGTAGAAGTAACTAAGAATGAAGTTCTAGAGCCAGAAGTTTTCATGGGTAATACTGGACCAGAAGACCTCAATCACACTTCTATTAAAGCCTATTTGACTCAGCAAGCTGGTGTCAAGACCAAGATTGCTGCCACTGATATTTTAACAGCGATTACTGCTGCTACCACGGAAAAGCGTGAGGTTACTGCCGCTGAATTGGCAGTTGCTCGTCTCAACGCTTCTCGTCAATCAAACTCTGAATTCTTCCAAGGACAAATTGTTGGACAGAAGGTAGCCGAAGCTGCTAAGAAAGATGTTGAACTTCCAAAGTCTGATGAGTTCTTCTCCTTCGAAAAGAAATTTACCACTCCACAAGGACTTGCTTCTTGGAGATTTGGTCAGGACGTGTTGGACGCTGCTAGAGTTCATCTAGCTCGCGAAATCGCTTCTTTTGGCTTTTCTAACCCACAGATTGTTGTAACTGGTAACGATGAGAATACTATCTTCTATGGCATCTCTCTAGATACGGGCAAAGTTGCATTCACTGTTCCAGTTAAGGTAGCTGGTGGCAAAATTCAAAAGCCAGCCTTCATGCTGTGCAACGGTTCATTGGCCTCCTTCGATAAGTCAGGAATCAATCAACTAGTTAGTGAAAACAAGACAGACGTTAAGACAGCTGCTGTTGCTTCTAACATGGCTGCTCTCAAGCCAAGTGAAATTGTTAACAATCTACGTCAAGCTTTGGCTGATGAAAACTTTGCTAAGGCAGAAGACGCTCTCAATGTGCTAGCTAACTCTGGCGATTCAAAGGCTTATGCCACCGCATTCCAAATCTATATGGATGGATTGGTTGGTAACAAGACTGCCGAGACCAAGTGCTCTAATATGATTCAACCAAAGAAGGGTTCAGTCAGTGAGTATCCAATTTGTTCCCACACTGGATTACCAATCAATAAGGTATACCAAGACAAAGATGGCAACTGCCGTCCATTGTACCGTAAGGGTATGGATGAGACTTACGAGGGTGCCTCCTTCATGAACTCTAAAATCTTCGGGTGATCCATGAGGATGTTTAGACTGGCCAAACTTTTCGAGCATAAGCACGGTTTAGGCTCGTTTGTAAAAACATCTGCATCTCCCAAAGATATTCTAGAGGATGCTAAGGATCAAATTTTAACCAACTACAAAATGTGGGTCATGGGTAAATATCGAGCCCTCAAGATATTGGCCGAGAGTGGCGAACCACATGCTAAAGCTTTGTATGCACTTTACAATGATTTGGTAGCCAATATTGACACTTATTCTCCATTACAATTATTCAATCGTGTCAATAAAATATTGGGCATGATCAGCGAGATGCATGCTAATAAAGCATATCGACAAAGCATTCATGATTCAGTTGCCGTTTCAAAAGAATCTGATAGGAATTTCCGAGAACACCTTAAATCTGGTTTTGAAACCAACTTACGCAGTATTTCTTCTGGTTTAGACAAAGTCAGAAAACTATTAAAAGCTTTTGTTCCTGGTGCCGAATTGACTGGTGGACCAGTGGCTGCTCAGCGTAAAGCCTTGAGCAAAGAAAAGCTACTGATGTTCATGCATAGTCGTGCGGCACAGCAATACGGTCTAGATAACCTAGAAGTTATGACACAATTGCTAGCTTATCCAGAGACTAAAGAAAGATTAACTACACTTATTAATGCCATTGATCGAGGACATTTCCCAATAGATGGACCACAGGTCATGGCTGAAGCTGCTGCGATAAAGGCGTGGTTAGATGCTAAAAAGACTAATCTTCCGGCATTAGAGCAAGGCCCAGAGAAACCGGCCTCTCCGGTCTCCCTTTTTGAGGAAGAGGACGAGGAAACCGATTAAGAGGATAAACTATGAGAACTGCTGAACTATTAAACGCTATGGCTGCTTGGCTAGAAAGTCCAAATAACGAAGCTATGTTACTTGCTGAAGGCGATGAAGATTGCCTACACGTAGTAGCTGAGTCTTGTGTTCTTGCTGCCGAGTTGCTCAAGAAGGCTGCTGAAGAGGTTGATACCTTGGAGCCAGCCACCGAATCTCTTATCACTGCCGAGTCGATTGAAGAGACTGCCGCTTTAGCACAAGCCCTAGATGCTGCTGGTGATCCTCAACTCAAGAAGATGGCTTCCGTACTAGACGAATTGCTACTTACCATCGCTGCCCCACCTCAGGCATTAGCTGAGAAGAAGGCTGCTGAGAGTAATCGTATCGAAGAGCTACGTAAGAAATATCAGGGTGTTCGTGAAAAACTTCACGAGTACAACAAGATTGGTATTTCCGAGAAGGCCATTGATAAAAGCAACTTCACTAAGGAATATAGAATTCTAGAAGCTCCGCTCAACACACGTTACTGTCCAGACCATCCAGGCGCTCAAATTGCACGTGTTGGTGAACACATGTGGCAATGCGATTTAGACAAGAAGACTTACAATTTTGAGACTGGTTACGAACTCAATAACGGAACGAAAGTACCTGGTGGAGATGTGGCTGAACAAACTCAAAGTCTCAATATTCCATACCACGCCATTTTTGACACCCGTGAGGGCAGACTAGGTTACAATAAGTAATACTTGGGTTCGATATAACAATGTATAATGAACAAAAACGCACTCAAGAAAATTCTGGATCATCCAGATAAAGATGAAATTATTGCAAAACTAGTATTAGATTATCCTGCTAAAGATATTCATGATTGGTTAGCTGCTAAGTATACTAATGTCAGCGAAGCTAAATTTGTCGTAGCTGAGAAATCAATTAAGACATTCAAAGATAATTATTTGGATGTTTATAATATGATTCGTGAAGATATTCAGAAAACTAAACAAGCTGTAGCTACTAGCACAGAAGCTGAGTTAGAGCTAGCTGTTAGGAACAATCCAACTTATAAGAGTAAAATGTTGGAATTGGCTAACAAAGAAATAGATGTTCGTCAAATGGTTGCCCAATTGTGCATCGCCATTGAGACCCGTTTAGGCCAGGTTTTCGACGAAATCCAAGAAAACCCCCGCGACATAAACAGTCGAATTGACCGCGTATTGATTGAATACGGTGAGTTGCTCGGCGGTCTATTGGAAAAATATTATAAATTCACTGAAAGCCCAGCCGACTTAGTTATCCAGCACAACGTGACTTTGCAGGCAGTGGATCAGCATATTTCGGTATTTCATGATGTAATCCGAGAAGTTTTGTCTCAATTGGACTTGGAAAGTTCTATGTTATTTATGGAACTTTTTCAGGAAAAGATGGCTAAACTCAAGCCGCCTACTCCTGAATCAATGCCCAACACAGATGTGAAATTGGCCGAGGCTAAACTCTTAAATGAAACAATTAACAAAAAGTTGAATCAATAATGCCAGAAATCAAATCTTCCAAGAAATCAATTAAGGACGTACCTTCCAAAAAACTGGAAAAGGTCAACCCTTATGAACAGGAAGCTTCTAAGCTGGAAAGCGAAATTCGCGACTTGAAAAAATTAAACGATCCCGAGTTGCAAGCCAAAATACAAAAGCTTATGGAGTCGTTTTATTTATATTGCAT